TTAAGCACCTCCTAGTGGATTAAACCTCACCGCATCCTGCAGGTAATCCGGCGCAAGATGGGCATAAATCATCGTTGTCTGAATCTTTGCGTGCCCCAGAATTTTCTGGAGCGTCAGAATATTGCCGCCGTTCATCATGAAATGACTGGCGAAGGTGTGGCGCAGCGCATGAACAGCCTGGCCGTCAGGAACATCAGGTGCGACCGTTTTGATGACATCGCGAACCAATGAATAATCCAGCGTCGGAAACACCAGTTTCCCGCCCCGTTTTTTGATCTTTTCAAACAGGCTTTCAGAAATAGGAACGGTACGGTTTTTGCTGTTCTTCGTTTTTGAAAAAGTGATTCGACAATGCAGAACGCGGCGTTGCTCCAGTGCCGCTACCTCGCCCCATCGCGCCCCGGTCGACAGAAGGATTTCGACAGCCAGCCGCTCATCGGGATTTTCAGCCAGTGCATCCATCAACTGAACACATTCAGACTTACTCAGATATCCCATTTCGCGCTCGTTAACCTTCATTCCTTTAAGGCCTTGAACGGGGTTATCGTTAAGAAAATGGCCGGATGAGATGAGTGCGGTAAACATCGCGCTTAACGCCCCAATCTCTCGATTTATGGTGCTGGGCTGTATCCCCTGCTCTATTCTGGACACACGTAGCTCGGTGAGCATCGTTGTATTAAGTTTATGCACGCACGGGTCATCCATTGCCTCACTCAAGCGCAGCAATTTAAGGCGCGTGTTATGCCCTGACTTCATTAGCTGGCCGTGGTATTTCCACCACAAGTCAATAAGCACTGACAGCGGACGGCGATCAATAGAGTTTCCTTTCCACTCATTGTTATGCTGTTGCGCCAGCACCCACCGCTCATATAAAACTGCATCCGATTTCGTTTTAAATTTTTTACGAATGCGTTTGCCTTTACGCCCCTCCGGGCGCATGTCAAGAAGATACCCTCCCGGAATTGATTTTATGCTCATTCGTGAAACCCCAGCGTTACAAGACCACCATGCCCCCAGCGTTCCATGATTAGCCGGGCTGTGTACCAGTCTTGCGGGGCTTTTGAGAAGACGATGTGTTTTCTGGCCCATCAGGGGAGAGAGAAGGACTGATCTGCCCAGCAGCCTCATTTGTTTCGTTACTCATCAACCACGTAGTGTATTTTTTAAATTCCGGGTGCATTGTGATTTTCAGTAAAACCTCCGTTCCCACACCTCGAATACCAGTCTCGTATTGCTTAACCGTACCAACCGCAATACCTATTGAATCCGCGAACTTTGCCTGACTAAGCCCCTCAGATTCTCGAATTGCTTTTAGCTTCTTTGATATCTCTATTGACATGGTGTGCACCTGAATACTATATTGGTTATCAGTTGAGTACCACTTGACGCTACAAAGAGCCACAAATAGCACCAGATTGAATAGGTTATCACACCATGGCAAAAGTCCTTAACACATACGAACAAGCGGATTTTGAGCGTTTGGCGGCGTTCTACCCATACCGTAATGAACATGGGCTACCGGTACTTGAAGAAAGCCTAGAGGATTATGCGAAACGCACAAATCAAAGCATTCTCGCTGTAAGAAGGCAGGCTGATAGATCGGTAATTCCCGTTACTCAAGAAGGAAGAAACACAAAACGCAAAGTAAATCTCTTCGCAATTTTCCTGAAAACCATCAGAAACGCAGAGAAATACGTGCAGATGACAAAATAACGAGGTGTCATTTTATGCTGAAGCAACGCCGTAATTTTTGTACCGGAACAGAACGCCACGCTAACCGTTTCACTACCAGTGCATCACGCAGCAACATCCGCTACAGCCTGAGTGATACACACGCAACGCCGGATGGCTACCCAGTAAAACAAATCGGCGAGCACGCCTGGCTGATTGAGAAAGCTGGAATCGTGATCCACAAATGCCCACGCAATCCGTTTACCGGAAACCGCATTTTTGCACTGAGCTGTGGCGACAATCAGTTCGGGCAGGATTTCACATTATACGAAGCACTTCGCACGGTTGATCGTCTGCTTCGCGGGCAAAGTTTTATTAAACAGGCTGATTTATAACAGGTGCTTTATGACCAAAGACCATGCACAAGGTGTTTTTATCCGTTTTATTGATTTTCGCGGTGAACTGTTATTACGTGCATCCGCTATTGACGGAGTGACTCCGGCGGGTAAAAACGGAGCCGACGAAGCCACTTACGTTTATCTGAACGGCACGCGACTGCTTGTGGAACTTCCGTACCAGACCGTACGAGAAATCATCAGCGAAGCTGAAAAGGCACGCCAGGTTAATGGCGATGAACCCTATATCGAAATTATTTGTATGGATTCAGAAGCTGAAATACAGAAAGCAGATTAAAGGGCGTTGTGATGGGCAAAGAATATAAAACTCTCATTAACAAAGCACTTGAGCGTTTTTATTTTCGCTTAAGTGCATCAGGCGCTCATGCTGAACGTGCGGCCCGTGACTCATTGACCAGAGCAATCCGAAGTCTGTATGACGTGGCTTTTTACGCTGATGATCTGGATGCACTTAACGAACTTTCCGAGCTGATCTGTGCCGCAGAATGCGGGGAACATATTGAACCGTATAAGCTGGGAAATATCGCATGAGTATATTTATTTCATGGCTTGTTCTGATTATTTCGGTGGTCTGCGCCATTGGGATTATGCGAATTATTAATTCAGTAAAAAAGATTGAACGCTTTTTCACTGAAGAATAACCGCGCAAATAAGACCCCAGGTTAAATAAGAAAATGTGAAAACAATCCGCATTCGCGGAGGTATTCGCACACGCCAAGGAGGCGTAATGGCAATTAAGCATTTTCCTGTCGTTCGTTTCACCTCCAGAGGACGTGAATACGAAGTTGACGAACGCCTGATTACCACAATCGACAAACACCGTTCAGAAAAGGATGCACATCACATCTATCTCACTGACGGCACTTACTTCTGCGCCACCAACGTGGTGCAGGTGAATCTTATCAGACAGGTACAGGAGTCACGCAGATGACCATTCTGGACTACATCGCTGCCAATCCGGGTTGTAGCAGTGGAGAAATCGCCGCAGCACTGAATACACCAACCACAACCATTAATGCGGAGCTACGCCGTCTCTGGCGCAGCGGTTTAGTCACAAGAAAAGAGCGCAAAACAGGCAGTCGCTTTTCTTATCAGGTAAACCTGATGCCGTTTGGGTGTAGCAACCCACTAACCCAGATGTTCAACCAGCTACTGAGGGAAATCAGAGCATGAGCACCTCCAACTGCCGGAAACCACTTCGGGCTTCAGCAGCTCATCCGGCAGCAAAACAAACTCCATTAATTCCTGTTCTGGGCCTTTCCTGCACCTTGCGGCGGGAGGCCTTCGCACATCTGTAACAAGAGGATTGCCGCAATGATTCTCGCCAACGACTTTCTTGAATACCTGCTCAACACAGAGCGTGATCTTGCCGCTCGCGTGCGTGATCGTTATGACATGTACCTGAAATCCCTGCCTGTACCGCAGCTCGCTGACGGAAAGATTGTTATTGATGGTCGCTACATGATTGACAGCCACGAGGGAAATTACAGGCTTTACCGCATTGAAGGTGGCACCCCGTCCGTTATTGGCATTTACCAGCGCCCATCCTCTGCAATCGTCGATGTGATTGCCGACAGCATCCGCATCACACATCGCCATGCCGACACAGAAGACACCGTGCTGGAAATTCAGCGGCTGGCTACAGTCTGCCGCGACACCCTGAATGGCATGACGAAGTAAATCACTATGACGGCAGAGTACATCAGGGACTGGCAACAACCGCGCCACGCAGTGGGGCGTGAAGGAACGGGGATCCCCGCTCCTGAATCCGCGCTTTCCTCCTGGCTGGATGCCTACCGGGTAGAGAACGAGCGCCGCCAGGAAATCGCTGATGCGGCGTTCTCCGCCACGCCACTGGGCAACTTGATTAATAAAAGCCTGGACGCACAGGAAAAACAGGACAAAACCATCACACTGGCAGGAGACGCCAGAAAACAGGCACGCGGCGCGGTGGATGAAGCCATGGCCTCGCTGCGCCTGCTGCCGTCCTATCTGCGCGATCCGCTTATTCGCCACCTCTCCTTCCTGCGCAAAAAACAGGAAGCCGATCGCCGGAAAGGCCAAAAGAGCTGGCAGGCGGAACGCTATGCACGCGGAACCCTGCGCAAAATATTCGAACGTCTGGATCGCACTGACGGACACTGGCTGACACCGGGTTATCGCTCCCTTGCCGGACGCGAACGCCTGGACGATTTGCTTTACCTGCCGCAGCTCAACAAACACCAGATACAGACGCTGGCCACCATGACGGCGGCGATGTTCAGCAGCACCTTCGAAAAACTCTGCGATGGCTTTGGCGCGACCGATGGCGAACTGACCATGGATGTAACGCTGAAGGCGTATCAGATGCTGGCCCGCATGGCGTTACACCTGCACATCATGCCTCCACATTATGACGCACTGACAACAGATAAAGACCGGAGGAACGAACCGGACACGGAGCTGCTGCCGGGCGCAATCCTTCGCCTGACCTGTGCGGAATGGTGGAAACGCAAACTGTGGCTGTTACGTTGCGAGTGGAGAGAAGAACAACTCCGCGCCGCCTGTCTGGTTTCCAGAAAAACATCACCCTATCTGAGCCAGGACGCGTTAAGCGAGTTTCGCGCACAGCGCGAGAAAACACGCGATTTCCTGAAAAGTTTCATGCTGGAAAACGAAGACGGGTTCACGATTGATCTCGAGACAGTGTATTACGCGGGAGTAAGTAACCCGGTTCACCGTAAGGCAGAAATGATGGCCACCATGAAGGGGCTGGAACTTCTGGCCGAAGCCCGTGGCGACAAAGCGGTGTTTCTGACTGTCACCTGCCCGTCAAAATACCACGCCACAACAGAGAACGGTCATCCGAATCCCAAATGGAACGGGGCCACCATGCGCGACTCCAGCGATTACCTGGTTAACACGTTTTTTGCAGCGGTCCGCAAGAAACTGAACCGCGACGGCCTGCGCTGGTATGGCATCCGCACGGTGGAGCCTCACCATGACGGCACCGTGCACTGGCATATGATGGTCTTTGCTCATCCGGAAGAAATCGACACCATTGTGTCCCACACCCGCGATATTGCCATTCAGGAAGATCGTCACGAGCTGGGTGATGATATTACCCCACGCTTTAAGGCGGAGTACGTCGACGGCTCAAAAGGCACGCCAACCAGCTACATCGCCACCTACATCGGAAAGAACCTGGACAGCCGCGCCGTGGATGGCATCGACCCGAAAACGGGCAAGCCACGCGTTGACCACGAAACAGGTAAATCAATGGCCGAGAGCGTGGAGCGCGCCATCGGCTGGGCGCGCCTTCACCGGGTCCGCCAGTTCCAGTTCTTTGGCATCCCCTCCCGTCAGGTGTGGCGTGAACTCCGCCGCCTTGCCAGCCAGATGGCACGCAACCCAGAAGGCCCGCAACGGCTGAAGGATGACGCAATGGATGCGGTACTCGCTGCCGCTGATGCCGGATGTTTTGCCACCTACATTGAAAAACAGGGTGGCGTACTTGTTCCGCGCAAGGACTACCTGATTCGCACAGCCTACGACCTCGCAGATGAGCTGAACGATTACGGCGAACAGAGTGTACAGATTTACGGGATCTGGTCGCCATTCATCGGGGAATCCTCCCGTGTGTGCACGCATCCGGATAACTGGAAGCTGGTAAGACGTAAACCGGAAGCGGAAGACAGCGCCCGCGAAAATGGTTTTGACCTTCAGGGCGGCCCTGCCGCCCCTTGGACTCGTGGCAATAACTGTCCCCGTGTACAGGAAACGGACAACAACGGGACAGAACAGCCGGAAGAACGGCCAGCACCGTGGCCGCAGCTCCCTGACGGCGTTGAAGTGAACGAATGGATGCGCTCACTGAAACGGCACGAACGCCGGGCGCTGATGCGTTCGCTGCGTGACAAACAGGCAAAAAACAGCAGTGATGAAATGCAGAGCTGGACACAGAGCCGCAAACAGCAGCGGCCTTTGCCTGATAACCACGAATTACTCGCTAAAGAATGGCGGGAATCTGCCGAATCTCTCGGCCTGCATATCGGTGAACAGCGGATGCAGCACCTGTTACGGGGCGGCAGCCTGTACGTTGACGGCAGCATCATTGCACCGCAGGGATTTGAAATTGTACGCAAACCAGATACCCGCCCGGACAGTCGAATCACGCAGCTCTGGCAGCACCTGAGCCGTAATCACGGCGTAAACAGCACGGAAATCCGCCATAACCCGGTTTCCAGCTATCTGAAACAGCTCGGGGCATCAGACCCAGAAGCCGCTGCACGCCTGGCATCCACAATTCAGCAGGACCAGAACACCATGAAAACTCCCGTTACCGTGCTTTCTGACATGCTGCGCGCCATCCGTGACGCAGAGCACGCACAGAGAATCAGTGAAACCACTGAACGCGCCCACAGCAAAGCAGACCTGCTGCGGGGTAGCCTGACCAGTGGAAACAAAAAACAGACAGAAACGGGATTCACAAATCCCGTAAATGAGCAAAAAACGCGCCGCGATATATGAATCGCGCACAAAACAGGCAAAAGCGGGATTTCAGAATCCCGTTAACGATTAATTAATCAACATAAGGAAAAGCGACATGAAAATTTGTATCGACGACGGCTCCACCAACATCAAGCTGGCATGGACTGAGAACGGCGAACGCCGCAACGCCATCAGCCCGAACAGCTTCAAGTCGGAATGGTCTGCGCCGTTCGGTGGCACGCAGCCCGCGAACTACATGCTTGATGGCGTACGCTATGGTTTTGATCCGGTCAGCGATCGCTTTGTCCAGACGACCGACACTCAATACCAGTACAGCGATGTGAATGTCATTGCCATTCATCATGCGCTGGTCAAATCAGGTATTACGCCACAGGAAGTGGATGTGGTTGTCACCCTGCCACTGAGCGAGTATTTCGACACAAACGCACAGCCGGATATGACCAACATCAACCGCAAAAAAGCGAACGTTATGCGCCCGGTGGAGTACCAGAACGGTGAGGCATTCACTATCCGTAACGTGCGGGTTATGCCTGAATCCATTCCGGCAGGCTTTAAGGCACTGGCTGACATGAGTCCGTTTGAATCCCTGCTGATTGTGGATTTGGGCGGAACCACGCTGGATGTGGCAAAGGTTCAGGGACAACTGGCAGGTATCAGCCAGGTGTTTTGCGATCCACACGTAGGTGTTTCACTGATGGCCGATGCCGTGCTATCGGTGATGGCCACTAACGGTATGCGCACCAGTCACCACATCGCCAATACCATTATTGAACATCGCCATGATGAAGCCTGGCTGCGCCAGCACATCCACAATGACGCGCATTACGCCAGCCTGATGGCGGTTATTCGTGAAAAGGAAGAAACACTGAAACAACGCGTGATCCGCGCGCTGGCGGGTTTTTCGGGTTACGGGCGGGTGATGGTTGTCGGTGGCGGGGCGGAGATTGTGGCACCCGCTATCCGCGAAGCCTGCGGAGTTAATGCGACTTTCATCGCGGACGGGGTGCCACAGTTTGCTCTGGTTAATGGGCTGTACGCAATGGACAAGGAGTAAACCAATGACGACTCCGACCAGACGGATAAGTTTCTATCTGAAGCCCACCGCCGTCAAGAACGAAGGAGAAGCATGCGCCTGGCTGGACAGCCTTACACCAGAAGCCCGCAAAAGCGGCCAACGCGTGGCTTTTCTGGCCGGGCTGGCACTTCTGAAAATGAATCCGGCAGAGGCTTATCGACTGGCTGCATGGGCTGGTGATGAAGCGTTATCAGTGACACAAACCAGGACAGAACGCCCCGCATCACAGCCAGTATCAACCGCACAGATAACCAGTCAGATGGCCGGAAATATCCGGGCGTTATTTCCTGAATAACACAACATCAGGGCGAGTTCGCCCTGCTCTCCACCTCAGAACATAAACAAGGAGAACGACTTAATGAGCGAAATCAACTATCAGGCATTACGTGAACGTTATTCACCTGTGCCAGTACCGAAATGCCCTATTTGCGGCGAGGAAATGTCAATTCAGCGAATATCTGGAGCACAGGTTGTTTATGCCTGCTCCGGTTATGGTGATGATGGAGATTTCAAAATTGGCCGAACTCTTGCTGACGAACATTATGAAAAATCACGCGTAACAGTGTTGGATGTCGGGGATCCTGAAGTATTGGCGCTACTTGATTGGCTGGAAACCAAAGACAACCGAATCGCTGAACTGGAAAAAATCGCCACTGACTATGCACTTAAATTCCAGAAAGCACAGGACGCATTAAAGTATGCCGCTTGGCTGCATAGCAGGACGGCGCAACAAACAAATAATTTTGCAGTATCGCTTCCGGACATAAGCGAATATTTCATTAATGACGTATTTCAGCCCTTGCGATACGAGCGGGATGTTGAAAGAGCCATCATAAAGGCTGGCGGAAAAGCATTGTGGCAGGAGAAACACGAGGACAGAACGCATCAGTCCTGCGATGTGAATCGTGGATGGTTTAGCCCACTGACGACAGATAAAAATAACACCTGATCCCCCTCAAACCAGGGCGATAATCGCGCATCGCCCTTCTGCACAATAGTGCACAAATTTGCACAATTTTTTTGAACGACTTTTTACCCTTCCGGCCCGCATGGCGGCTGGATCCGTCAAGGATCCGTGCGTGCACAAAAAAACGCGCTTTTTCTGCGCGCAGGTGACGGGGGAACAGCCCGCGTTTCAGGGGGTAAATAGCATTCCCTGAACGATGTCGCAGCGACACAACAGAATGGCCATATTTCTCACGCTGAGCATGAAAAAGACGTGAGAGCTTTTGATTTGATGGGGTGAAAGGTAAGGCCGTCAAAATCGCACTGAGACGGCGAGAACATGCAGTCAACGCGGTGGGATTGCGTAAGAGTCTGACTGTCGATGATGGCAATCAGCAGGAAAGCGTCGTGAAATTATCTGATTGATACAGGAGCTGGAGAGTCGGGGCATAAATTTTTTATGCCCCGGCGAAGCAGCAGACAAGCGAAGCGCGTCAGGATGTGGGCTGGGTGTCTAACAGTGCGTAAGGGTTAAAGCGGATCACCTCTTCGCCAAGCCAGTCATTGATGTGCTTCATGGCCTCCATGACGGGCATCAGCTCGTTAATTGCGTAAACCCGCGCGGCCTTCTCCACATCACCAAACGCACTTTTTTCGCCCGGCATTGCCCCCATCAGTTGCGGCGGAACGCGGTGCGCAGCCAGCACATCATCACGGGATGCCGCCTTAACATTCATGAACTCATCCTTTGCGGTGATCTGCTGGAACGGCAAAATTTGCACCCCCTCTTTGCCCCCGTTGGGCGCATGAATGAGCACGTTTTTAAACGCACCACCACCACGTGCCCCCTGTAGCGTTTCTTTCAGGGAGTCCATGCTTTCGCGGTTTACCTGCGCTGCACCGATGTAGATGATGCACCCGGCGTGGGATCCGTTGTCGTAATACAGTTTTCTGAACATGTCCGCCGAATGAGACAGGCTGGCCGAGAGTAATGCGCCAAGATATTCCGGCATGCCGTAGATTTCCTGGTTAATATCCGGATTCATCAGGTGGCACACTTTGCCAGGGCGAAACTGGAACGCGTCCTTGCCATCCTGCACATACCACCATGATTCAAGATCGCTTCCGCGTCGCATGTATTTCGCCAGGGCGTGCCGTAATTTAAGCGGTTCACCGAGCATATTGCTTCGAAGCTCAAGGAACGCGTTACCGAACACAAACCAGTCCAGCGCCAGCGCCGAGAAATCCTGCCGGGAAAGCAGCGGGTGCGGAATATAGCAACCGAGCAATACATTGCGCTTAAAGTAAAGCGCAGACTGATGCCAGGACGTTTGCCGGGCAGCTCTTGCCAGACCGTACCAGTCCACCGGGGTTTCATACCACCACCCGTTATCAGCACAGTACATATTGTCCAGCAGGTCATGCCCGGTCAGGCGATAAGGACCATCAAATGTGAATGCACTGAGCGATGATTCTTTCCTGAGCGCATCAGCGAGATCAATGCGTGAACTCATGCGCACTTTTTTATTTTTTCTGCTCATCAGAACTCCATAACCGTGAAATGCTCGTTTTCTCCTTCGCCGCCAATCGGTTCGTTAATGACAGCAAGCATGGTCGCCCACGCAAGGTCGCCGTGGCTGATCCCCCTCGCGCGGTCCGTTTCGTAAGTGATAAAGCCGCCCGGTGTTTTCACCTTACGCACGGCGTTAAAGGCCGCGACCAGTTCGCGTTCGGCGCGATCGTATTCCCACCGCCCGGCACGCATTATTTGCAGCATTTTCAGTACCAGCGACCGTTTTGATGACAGCGTGAAGGTGTACGGAATAGCAGCAGGGAAAAACCGTTTCACTATCTGATAAACAGCCTCCCCGTTCCCGCCCGTCACATCAATGCCGATGTGTTCCACGTTGTAGCGACACGTGAACTCTTCAATGACTCTGGCCTGTTCTTCAAACTCCAGCCCCTGAACGCGTCGCGTCTCCACCGTTCGAAAACGGCCACCAGGAACAGCCGGAGGAACCACCACGGACACCGCGCCGCTGTCGCCGTTGCCACTGCTGCCGTTTGCGTCATACCCAATCCATACCGGACGATTTCCCATCGGGCGGGGAGCAAAAGGTTTCCAGTCTTTCCAGTCGTCGTATCCGTCAACGCCGCAGCCAATCAGGATATTCAGGTTAAATGCCGATTCCCCTTCGCGGACAAACTCACACATGTAGAGATTGAGGAACTCGTCTTCGGTGTTTTCATCGCGGATTTCGTCAATATCGGTGTGTTTCCAGCCGTGATTAACCACATCTTCCAGCGTGACAATCTGCCGCCATGTCCGGTCAGGGCAGATAAGTCCGTTATGCAGCGTTTTCCAGTCCACAGAAAAACGCTGGCGTTTATGCGAGGCCTTTTTCTCGTTCCAGCGGTCGCCGTTCCAGTAGGCGTATGCCTCGTGCGTTTCGGTGGATGGCGTGGAGAAGTAGGTGCGCCGCAGTCCGCTGAGGGTTGCCATAGCGCCAGCCACCTTGCGCAGTTCAGCAAAGCGACTGACCCAGAAAAATTCATCAAAATAAAAATTGCCCGTATAGGACTGTGCCGACGCAGCAGAAGTGCCGAGAAAATGCAGCTCTGCGCCGTTGGAGAGGATGATTTTATCGCCCCCTTTCAGCTCCACATCAACTTCAGCCGCGGCCTTCTGAATAATGCTTTTAAACTGGAACGCCTGACGACGCGACGCAGACAAAAAAATCTGGTTACGCTGGTAAGGTTGCGCCACATCGTCACGCAGCGCCATCAGCAGCGCTTCCTGTGCAAAATACCAGGTCGCCCCAATCTGTCGGGATTTCAGGATCATCCTGTTACGTATCCCGGCTTCCCTGCAAAGGGTCAGGGAGTCAAACCAGCCCCGCTGATGCCACTCCAGCCTGCTGATGATTTTTTCCCGCAGTGCGGCAATCTGTTCCGGCGTGAAATGATTTTTGAGTTTTTTCGCCCGGCCTTTCTTTCCTGCGGCCATCACATCCGGCTGGCCATCATGCAGCTTTTTAAGCTGCCGGGTCAGCAGGTCTATTTCCTTAAAGTCACCGCCTGTTTTATTCTGTTTTTCAGTAAGCTGGATGAGGCGCGCATCAATGGACTGCGTGACACGCTGCACGGGTGGCGTTTCATCCCACTGGTCGCGTTTTTTCCACGCATAAATCGTGTTCGGGTTTATTCCCATCAGACGTGATATTTCTGCGGGCGGATAACCCTGCCAGTAAAGTTGCCGCGCACGCTGGCGCACAAAAGCGTCCTGAATCATTGCTCCCCCTGAGTAATTACAGGAAGATTACCCGCGCGCGAAACCGTTCTCCTTAACCCCCTGTTCTGGCCGTTTTCTTACAACAAAAGCCCTTTGTATCAGCCTGTTACGCTTTGCCATCATGACTGAAGAACCAGTCAGAGGGGCAAAAACTATGGCTAATGAAAAAAAGACATCCCGCAAAAAGTTTCGCGTGGCTGTCTCCGGATCAACTGTTGATGGCCGCGAAATCAGTCCGGTACATCTGCGTGAAGCCGCCGAGAACTTCAACCCGGATGTTTACGCTGCCCGCGTGAACGTTGAGCACTATCTCTCGCCATGCCCGTCAAGCGAATTTTCCGCAATGGGCGATGTCACCGCGCTGAGTACGGAAGATATTACGGAAGGCCCGCTGGCCGGACGTACTGCGCTGTATGCAGAAATCGAACCGACCGAGCGCATGAAGCAGCTTGTCGCTGACGGCAAGAAAATCTATTCCAGTATCGAACTGCACCCGCAGTTCTCCGTTAACGGGCGCGCCTATCTGGTCGGGCTGGCGATGACCGACACCCCGGCAAGCCTGGGCACTGAGCGCCTGAAATTCACGGCACAGCAACGTCAGGCGGTGATGACGTTCAACAGTGTCCAGGGTGAAGCACCGCTTATCTCCGAAGCCATCGAGTCTGAAATCATCGAAATGGCAGAACAACGCCAGGAAGAAGGCACCCAGTGGTTTAACCGCGTAATGGGGATTATTGGCCGTGGCCGCAAAGCGGATGACGCCAGTTTCTCCCGCATTCAGGAAGCGGTGGAAGGCGTCGCAACGTCACAGGCCGACATTATCGACCGTTTTAATGCACTGGAAACCCGCCATCAGCAGGACAGCCAGAAAATCACTTCACTGACCACAGAGCTGGCAGCACTGAAGGAAAAACTGCGCACGCAGGACGGCGATCCGCAGAACCGGTTCACCGCAACGGGCGCAGCCTCCGACCAGCTGGCTGACTTCTGATAAGACAAAGGAGCAAATTTTTTATGAATCTGGTGATGTCAGATATTACCCGCAACAAGCTGGGTTGCTATATGGCGCAGCAGGCGTCGCTTAACAATATCCCGGTTTCCGCACTGGTATCGCGATTTACCGTGGAACCCTCGGTACAGCAGCGTTTTGAAAACGCCTCAAAGGAAAGCACCGAATTTACAAAAAGAATTAACGTGATCGGCGTGACCGACCAGAAAGGCGAAAAAATCCTCCTGGATACCACAGGACCGATTGCGCGCACGAATACCAGTTATGACGGAACAAAACGCCGTAACCCGAATAACGTGGTTGATCTGAAAAACCGCAAATACCAGTGCGAACAGGTGAACTACGACACGTTTATTTCGTATCCGCAGCTTGATGCCTGGTCGGCACACCCTGATTTTCAGTCCCGCATCAGCGCACAGATTGCCCGACAGGTGGCGCTTGACCGCATCATGATCGGTTTCAACGGCACGTCTCACGCGGATGAGTCCAACTTCAGCACCAACAAGCTGCTTCAGGACGTTAACGTGGGATGGCTGGAGCACATCAGAACCGACGCCAGCGAACGCGTTATGAATGACGTGACGCTGACCTCCCGCAACATGGACAACACCGTGGCGCACGCGGGTAAGTATGCGAACGCTGATGCACTGGTACAGGACGCGCGTTCATCCCTGCTGGATGAATGGCACAAGGAAGCTGACGACCTCGTGGTGATTATGGGGCGCAATCTGTTTAACTCGCTGCGTCTGCCCGTGCTGAACAGCATCAGCGGCCAGAATCCCAATGCGGAATTACTTGCCGGGCAGCTCATCCTGTCATCGCGCACCATTGGCGGGCTGGGCGTGTTCCTTGCGCCATTCTTCCCGGATGCAACGATGCTGATCACCTCGTTCAACAACCTGTCGATTTACTGGCAGAAAGGTTCAATGCGTCGTCTGATGAAAGACGAACCGGAATACAACCGCATCGCCACCTACCAGTCCATCAATGACGCTTATGTCGTTGAAGACTATGGCAAGTGCGCGATGGTCACTGGCCTGAAGTTCGCCGACAGCTAATCAACTCACGGCGGGAATCATGCCCGCCTGTAACGGAGAGAAAAAATGATTACTCCTGCACAGCAACACTGGCAGAACGTGATGGCACAGCGCGCAGGCCGGGCGAATGAAGGCGTGGACCACGCCGCGCGTACCGCGCATGAAGAGGTGCTGTATCGTCTGCGTCTGGCACAGGCCCGGCTTAAGGGCGTACAGGCCAGAAGCGCGAAAGCCGCCATCAAAAAAGAGTTGTTGCCGGACTTTTCCGGCTGGATTGAGGGAACGCTGGAGGCTGACGGCGGGCAGCAGGATGAAGTGATTGCCACGCTGATGGTGTGGGCAATTGACTGCGGCGATCTTCCGCTGGCGCTGCGTATTGGTACGTATGTGGTCCGTCACAACCTCATCATGCCGGATAACTTTGGACGTACTGCCGCCACGGTACTGACCGAAGAAATCTGTAATCCGGTACTGACGCAGGCCGGGACGGATGCCGACGCGGATTTGTCCGCCTTTATCGAACCACTGGACACCCTCCGGGAGATTGTCACCGACCAGGACATGCCGGACGAAGTGCGCGCCAAATTATGCAAGGCGTGCGCCTTTGCCCGTCGTGGCCTGACCGATGCGGACAGCATGGCCTCATCACTGAAGCTGCTGCGCGAAGCGATGCACCTGAACCCGAACGCAGGTGTGAAACGCGAGATTGCAACCCTTTCCCGCGCCCTGAAAAAAGCCGATTCCGCAGCCGCACCAGAAGATGCCAGCACACCGCAGGCGCAGGACGAAAGCAGCAAAAGTAAAAAGACAACGCGGAAGCCTGCAACACGAAAAACCACCGCGACGCAGAAGGCGAAGCGCGGTTAACGACTGACCCCGTCAGCGGGCGGCGTGCGCGGTGTTCCGGTTTGACTCCGTGACCGTTTACACCGCGCACCCACCGCCCGATTTTTTCAGGAGTGAACCCCATGAGTATGGTTGCCAGAACCAACCCCGGCCCCGCAGAGGACGACATCACCGATACCGATGATGGTGATACCCGTATTTCAGCGGGCGCATTCTGGCCGGATATTGTGCTGCGTGAGCTGCGTCTGGCGATACGACTGCCGGGCCGTGTGACCACCTCCCGCCTGCTGCATACCGCCACCGGGGCCGTGGCACACGTTACCCGCGAGCTGGAAGCGTGGCAGCAGGAACAGCAGGCGGCTGGCCATCAGACGCTGGCCGATGTTCCGGCACCCATAATTAACGGAGAAAGCGTCAATCTCTGGCACTGGCGCAATGCCGTTTATACCGCCACACGCGCCCTGATTCTGGAGCGTTACCGCGATGCGGACACAACGGATAAGGGCGACCGCCGGGCGGACGCACTGGATATACAGACATCGGATTTGTGGCGCGATGTGAGCTGGGCCATCTCTGACATTCTGCGCCGCCCGCGAATTTTTGCGGAGCTGTGCTGATGAAAGTGAAGGCACTGGAAGGCGACACCGTGGATTCGCTCTGTTTCCGGTACTACGGCACGACGCAGGGCGTCACCGAAAAGGTGCTGGATGCCAACCCCGGACTCTGTCAGCAGGTATTTCTGGACGCCGGGCAGGACGTGGAGATGCCGGAGCCGGAGAAGAAGAAACGAGAAATGATTCAGTTGTGGGGGGAGTAGCAGTGAGCACCATTCAAACAGGGATCACAGAGCAGGTTATTGCGTGGCTCTTTGACCACCTGCCAACGGTGTATGCAGTAGGCGCGGCAGTCAGCATTTCCGCGCTGATGAGTCTTTATGACGGACGAACACTGGTTCAGACCGTAACGGGATCGCTGGCGTGCGGCGTTCTTGCCATGGCCGTGGCCGGGTCGTTGCGCTTCTTCGGGTTTCCTGAAGATGCCGTGACGTTTATCGGCGCATCAATCGGTTTTATGGGCGCAGAGAAAGCACGCGACAAGGTTATTGCGGCCTTTAATCGCAGGGTGAAGGAGAAGGACGAATGAGCAACACATTTAAATTCAGCAGCCGGAGCGAAAAGAATTTGCAGGGCGTAAATCCTGATCTGGTGAAAGTGACCCGACGGGCACTGGAAATTTCGGAAGTGGATTTTGGTATCACAGAAGGGTTGCGCAGCCGTTACCGCCAGAAGCAACTTGTGGCCACAGGTAAGAGCCAGACCATGAACAGCCGCCACCTTACGGGACATGCCGTGGATGTTGTGGCTTATATCGGTAGCCAGGTGTCATGGGAATGGCCGCTGTACGAAAAAATCGCAGCAGCATTCAGACAGGCCAGCCGGGAACTGAATATTCCGGTGGAATGGGGCGGCGACTGGAAGACCCTGAAAGACGGACCGCATTTTCAGTTACCACACGGAGCCTATCCGGCATGAAGCTCTGGCCCACGCTGGGCGTCGCTTTCCTTCTGATTGCTGGATGGGGAACATCCATGCGTCTGTCGTGGTCGCTGGGCCGGGAGAACGCCAGAAACGAAGCGCAGGCCAGCACCCTGAAAAGTACCGCCGACACCCTGAATATTATCAGCGCCGGGGTACAGGATATGCAGCAGGTGCTGGCGCAACTCCGCGTGGAAAATCAGCAACGCAATCAGGACGGAGAGGTAAGACGTGAACAGCTACGCAACGATATTGCAAAAGATGAATGCGCCCACGCTTTGCCTGACGCTCGTTTTACTGACAGGCTGCGCAGGCACGCAGAACGCGCCACGGCCAGCGCCGTCAGTCCGGCTTATACCGCAGACGCTGACCATACCGGTAACGCCTCCCCCCTTCCCTGATACTCCCACATGGGGAAATCTCGGTATATGGGGCGACCGCCTTCTGGATGCACTGGAAACCTGTAACGCGGATAAACGGGCCATTGAATTACTGGAACAGCGCAGGCTGCAACGACTGAACAACGAGGATAACAACCATGCTGAAAACTGATTCCCTGCGTGAAGCCATGACCCGTTCATGCCGATGGTGTCAGGCCAACCCGGAAAAATTCACCATTTTCGTGGAGAGCGGCAACATTGAAACGACCGGAGAAACCCCATCGTTTGTTTACCGCTATCAGATGGTGATGTTTGTCATGGATTACGCCGGGGAGCTGGATGACCTCACGCTGCCGCTGCTGGCGTGGTTATCCCAAAATCAGCCACAGTTGTTGCTCAACCCTGAGCGTAATCAGGACATCAAATTCTCCGCCGTTATCAATGACGATGACAGCGCCGATCTCCTGTTTACGCTCCCCTTGCGGGAACGCGTTCGCATCACGCGCAGCAGTCAGGGCACACCGCAGGCAGAACACCTGCCGGAGCCAAAACCCCGCCTGCCATCTTCCGAAGGCGACTGGTCGCATGTATTCCAGGATGTGACGTGGGGTGAAAGCGATGGATAAGGCATTCACCCGCGTGGATGAAACCTTTGAGGCCATCCGCGACAGCCTGAATCAGCAGGCCATCAATAACATCGCCAGAAAGCTGGCACAGGATTTACGTCGCGCCCAGCAGGCACGTATCCGGTCACAGAAAGCGCCGGACGGGACCGCATGGACACCACGCAGACGCCGCGTAACCCGGATACAGGAACGCATTCGCTTTATCTGGAATAACGAAGCACGCACGCTGAAAAACTGGCATCACGACACGGGGAAATACGGGCGAACCATCACCGGGTGGGATGAGGATAAAAACAATATCCGCACGTTTTACCGGGATGACATCGACCGCTTTCTGGAAATACGCACCCGGCGCATCAACCAGGACAGCACAAAGCGCGTCCCCATGTTCGTAAAACTGCGCACCGCCCGCTACCTGAAAGCCCGTGCGGATACTTCCGGGGTGACGGTGGGTTACAGCGGCGTGGCTGCACGTATTGCACGCGTTCATCAGTTCGGTGAGCGCGATCAGGTTGCGCCGGGCATTTTCACCGATTACCCGGTACGTGAGCTGTTGGGCATCAGTCAGGCAGATGAACGCCTGATTTATAACACGGTGCTGGGCCGGATTGCGGAGGCTGTACGGTGAGCGCAGAACTCATGCGACTGCTGAGCAATATCATCCGCACCGGGATCATCTCTGAAGTTGATGAGAAGTCCTGGCGCGTGCGCGTTCGCAGCGGCGAACTGGAGACAGGCTGGTTGCGCTGGAACACCACGCGCGCGGGAGCCTTCAATGTGTGGCTGCCGCCATCACCAGGCGAACAGGTGGTAATTGCCTGCATTGGCGGCAACCCGGAAACCGCCATGATAATTGGCAGCCTGTGGAGTGATGCCAGTCCGGCCCCCGGCAAAAGCCTGAAAGAAATCGTGATCAGCGCGCCGGACGGCGCGGTGTTCCGCTACGACGCGGACGCAGGCGCACTGAGCGCCAGCGGCATGAAAACGGCCACTTTACAGGCATCCGTCAGCGTGACACTGGACACGCCCGTCGTGGAATGCACAAACCTTCTGAGAACGGCGACGCTTGACGTCACAAAAGGGGGAAAGATGAGCGGCAATATCACGCACAGCGGCGGCGATTTCACCTCAAACGGCATTACCGTGCATACACATAAACACGGTGGCGTGAAAGGTGGCAGCGATTCGACAGGAGGCCCGCAGTGACAACCCGCTACACAGGAATGAACCCAGACGGAACGGGAAACCTGAACGATATGGAGCACCTGAAACAGTCAGTCAGGGACATCCTGACCACCCCACTGGCAAGCCGGGTTATGCGACGGGAATATGGCAGCCTTGTGCCTGATTTGATTGACGAACCCATGAATAACACCACGCGTCTGCAATGCATGAGTGCTGCCGTGATTGCGCTGACACGATGGGAACCCCGCATTGCCCTGGATGCCATCGACGTTGTCTGGAAAGCGGGAGGCCGCGCCGGGGTGACGCTGTCGGGCACTGTCATGCAGACCATGCAGAATGTTGAATTAACCATCACGCTGAGGGAGTAAATCATGCCCGCCGTTGACCTTTCACAGTTACCGGACCCCGCCATCATCGCGGAGCCTGACTTTGAGGCAATTCTGGCTGACACAAAGGCCATGATGATTGCGGCTTATCCCGCCGAACAGCGTGAAGCCGTTTCCGCCGCGCTGGAGCTGGAATCGGAACCCCTTAACGTTATCGCTCAAACCATGTCGTTTCGTGAAATGCTGTTACGCCAGCGGGTTAACGAGGGGGCACGCGCCTGCATGTTAAGCCACAGCGCCGGGACAGACCTGGACAACCTCGCGGGCAATATGAACACAAAACGCCTGGTTATCACTCCGGCAACGGATACCACCGACGCGGTGATGGAGAGCGACACCTCGCTGAGACTGCGGGCGCAGCGGGCGTACGACGGCCTGAGTGTTGCTGGCCCGTCAGGTGCATACGAGTATTTTGCACGCAGCGCCAGCGGTCTGGTGCGTGATGCGCGGGCTATCAGTCCGTCTCCGGCAAATGTGACGGTTTCCATTCTGTCCACTGAAGGCGACGGCACAGCAACGGAGGCGTTGCTTAATACCGTTCGCGCCGTTCTGAATGCAGAGGACACCCGCCCGGTGGCCGACCGCCTGACCGTACAGAGCGCCAGAATCGTGACATGGCGGCTGAATGCAAAACTGTACTTTTACCCCGGCCCGGAATCCGAACCTATTCTGGCTGCGGCGGAATCGTCGTTCAGGAAGTGGCTGGCTGAGCAGGGGCTTATCGGTCAGGACGTGGCGTTGTCCGCCATTGCTGCCGCACTGCATGTGCACGGTGTGCAACGCGTGGAGATAATCGAACCCACACAGAATATGGCCATCAGCGACATACAGGCGGCGCGCTGTGAGTCGTTCACCATCAGCGAAGGTGGGCGCAATGAGTAATTCACTGTTACCACCATCAGCCAGCAGTTTCATGCGTTGTGCCGAAGCTGTCGGAACGCGCATTACAGACATCCCGGTAGACCTCAACACGCTGTGGTCGCCGGATACCTGCCCGGTGCATCTGCTGCCTTATCTCGCCTGGGCGTTTTCCGTTGACCGCTGGGATCGCAACTGGCCGGAAGAGACAAAACGACAGGTGATTCGTGATGCATGGCTGATACACCGACACAAAGGGACCATCAGCGCACTGCGCAGGGCCATTGAACCGCTGGGATACCTCATTCGCGTGTCTGAGTGGTGGGAGTTCGGCGGAGAACCGGGAACATTTACCGTTGAAGTGGGCACACTGGACAGTGGCGTGACGGAGGAAATGTATCTGGAAATGGAGCGGTTGATTGCTGATGCCCGTCCGGTCAGCCGCCACATGACAGGGCTGAATATCATTCAGGAAATTCCGGGGGATATTTTCGCAGCGGCGGCAACTTATGACGGTGAAGTTATTACCATTTATCCGGACGATTAAGCATGAGTACCACAACACGAAAATTTAAAACCGTTATCACCGATACAGGTGCCAAAAAATTAGCTCAGGCAGCCGCGCCAGATGGTAAGCCTGTTCGCCTGACTCATATGGCCGTGGGCGACGGTGGCGGCACGTTGCCCACACCAGACAGTAAGCAGACCCGTCTGGTGCATGAGGTGTGGCGACATACTGTTAATCGCGTCATCCTGGACGCAACACATCAGAACCGCATTATTGCGGAGCTGCTTATTCCTCCTGAAACGGGCGGATTCTGGATCCGGGAAATTGGTGTGTTTGATGAGCACGGCGATTTGATCGCGGTGGGCAATACTGCCGAAAGTTACAAGCCAATCGTTGCCGAAGGGTCCGGACGCGCACAAACATTTCGCACCATTCTGACCGTATCCAGCACGGCCACCGTGGCGCTTACCGTGAATAACACCATGGTGATGGCCACAGTGGATTACGTGGATGACAAACTGAAAGAGCATGAACAGTCACGACGTCACCCGGACGCCTCGCTGACCGCAAAAGGCTTTGTTCAACTCAGTAGCGCCACTAACAGCGTGTCTGAAACGCAGGCTGCAACGCCGAAAGCGGTTAAGGCCGCGTATGATCTTGCTAACGGTAAATATACTGCGCAGGATGCCAGCACGACGCGAAAAGGCCTTGTCCAGCTCAGTAGCGCCACCAACAGCACGTCTGAAACGCAGGCTGCAACGCCGAAAGCAGTAAAGGCCGCGTATGATCTTGCTAACGCAAAATATACCGCTCAGGACGCCACGACAGCACAAAAAGGGATTGTCCAGCTCAGTAGTGCCACCAACAGCACGTCTGAAACACTGGCCGCGACATCGAAAGCGGTTAAGGCGGTAATGGATGAAACAAATAAGAAAGCCCCATTAAACAGCCCGGCGCTGACCGGAACGCCAACAACACCAACTGCGCGACAGGGAACGAATAATACCCAAATCGCAAGCACGGCTTTCGTTATGGCTGCAATTGCCGCCCTTGTAGATTCGTCACCTGATGCACTGAACACGCTGAACGAGCTGGCTGCGGCGCTGGGCAACGACCCGAATTTTGCGACCACCATGACTAACGCGCTTGCGGGTAAGCAACCGAAAGATGCCACCCTGACGGCGCTGGCCGGGCTTGCTACTGCGGCAGACAGGTTTCCGTATTTTACGGGGAATGATGTCGCCAGCCTGGCAACTCTGACAAAAATCGGGCGGGATATTCTTGCGAAATCGACCGTTGCCGCCGTTATCGAATACCTCGGTTTACAGGAAACGGTAAACAGGGCTGGTAACGCCGTGCAAAAAAATGGCGATACCTTGTCCGGTGGGCTTACTTTTGAAAATGACTCAATCCTTGCCTGGATTCGAAATACTGACTGGGCGAAGATTGGATTTAAAAATGATGCTGATGGTGACACTGATTCATACATGTGGTTTGAAACAGGCGACAACGGCAATGAATATTTCAAATGGAGAAGCCGCCAGAGCACCACAACAAAAGACCTGATGACGCTGAAATGGGATGCACTAAATATTCTGGTAAATGCCGTCATTAATGGCAGTCTTGGAGTTGGTACGACGAATGCGTTAGGTGGTAGCTCTATTGTTCTTGGTGATAATGACACCGGATTCAAACAGAATGGTGATGGTATTCTGGATGTTTACGCTAATAGTCAGCGAGTATTCCGCTTTCAGAATGGAGTTGCTATTGCTTTTAAAAATATTCAGGCAGGTGATAGTAAAAAGTTCTCGCTATCCAGCTCTAATACATCCACGAAGAATATTACCTTTAATTTATGGGGTGCTTCCACCCGTCCAGTGGTTGCAGAGTTAGGCGATGAGGCCGGATGGCATTTCTATAGCCAGCGAAATACAGATAACTCGGTAATATTTGCTGTTAACGGTCAGATGCAACCCAGCAACTGGGGAAATTTTGATTCCCGCTATGTGAAAGATGTTCGCCTGGGTACGCGAGTTGTTCAATTGATGGCGCGAGGTGGTCGTTATGAAAAAGCCGGACACACGATTACCGGATTAAGAATCATTGGTGAAGTAGATGGCGATGATGAAGCCATCTTCAGGCCGATACAAAAATACATCAATGGCACATGGTATAACGTTGCGCAGGTGTAAGTTATGCAGCATTTAAAGAACATTAAGTCAGGTAATCCAAAAACAAAAGAGCAATATCAGCTAACAAAGAATTTTGATGTTATCTGGTTATGGTCCGAAGACGGAAAAAACTGGTATGAGGAAGTGAAGAACTTTCAGCCAGACACAATAAAGATTGTTTACGATGAAAATAATATTATTGTCGCTATCACCAGAGATGCCTCAACGCTTAATCCCGAAGGCTTTAGTGTCGTTGAGATTCCAGATATAACAGCCAATCGTCGTGCCGATGATTCAGGGAAGTGGATGTTTAAGGACGGAACTGTGGTTAAACGGATTTATACGACAGATGAGCAGCAACAACAGGCAGAATCACAAAAGACCGCATTGCTTTCCGAAGCTGAATCAGTCATCCAGCCGCTGGAACGCGCTGTCAGGCTGAATATGGCAACAGACGAGGAACGCACACGACTGGAAGCATGGGAACGTTACAGTGTTCTGGTCAACCGTGTGGATACGGCAAATCCTGAATGGCCACAAAAGCCTGAATAAAAATTAAGGCCCGATAGAGGGCCTTGTCTCATTCAGGTTGTTCGGGAAATGTTACTGGCAGGCTGGAGGTGTCTGTGGATTCGACTTTCTGCGCGTAGAGCATCCACTCGGTTAATTTTTGTTTATTCTCGTCGGAAATGATGCCCAGCCGTAGCTGTGAGTCCCATAGCTGGGTTTTATCCCTGACAAGTTGCAACAGGCTTTGCTTTTCATTCTCTGCCTGCTGCCTCTGTTCCTCCTCGGTATAAGTTCGCTTTATCACTACGCCATCTTTGAACATCCATTTACCCGAAATATCAGCCCGGCGATTTGCTGTAATATCAGGAACCTCAACGACGCTTGCGCCTTCTGGATTAATTGCTGAAACATCCTTTTCAATACAAATAATAACGTCGTTGTGGTCATAGACCATTTTCAACGTATCAGGCTGAAAGTTCTTTTGTTCCTCATACCAGTTTTTTCCATCATCTGAATAAAGCCATTTGATGTTAAATTGCTTTGTTAGCTGGTATTGCTCTTTTGTTTTAGGGTTGCCAGCAGTAATGTTTTTTAAGTGCATCATCGTTAAATACTCCCCGCGTTATACCACGTCCCATTAATGCAATACTGAATTGGCCTTGCCTGTGTTGTATCAATTAATTCATCACGGTTTCCGTTAACTGAACCCGTAACGACATAACCTGACCTGTCAGACCAGCCGGGACCATTCCATGTCTGAACAGATGACAGACCGCCAAGGCGAATACCTGTAATAAACCTTGAGTTACATTCTGCCCGCGTATATGCACCAACATCTCCCGCTGAAGGTTTTCGTGTCGTGGTATAGAAATCTGACCAACCTAATTCAAACCCATAACCATCACGAGCCGACCTGTAGGAAATGCCACCATTTTTATAATTCACACGGAATTGTACGGCAGGACAGCTACCAGCATTTATATTAAAGTGAAGAATTAATGCAGATGCACCACCAATCAGGGCGTTATATGCACCACTATCCCAATTCCATCCAACGGATGTATCACCATTAACAGTATTACCTGTTTGTCGGAGTGCAAATGCATTGACATTTTTGGCACTAATTGAAATATCGCTAGAACCATCAAAACCAACTCCAGCAATTTTTCGTGCTGTTTTCAGCTTTGTTGCAGTAGCGGCATTGCCGGACAGTTCCCCAGAAAGGCCACCGCTGAATGTTTGTCGATTGGTCCAGGTATTCGCTGTACTGAGTAACGGTATTTTCTCCCCGCTTGTGCCGAGTTCTCGTAAACCGAGGTTTTAAATAATGGCCGTTTCTGGCCTGCATGGCATGATTTGCGCTTTTGGACGGGAGATTCAGTGTGCTGATTGGCTATGTAAGGGTATCAACAAATGACCAGAATACAGACCTGCAACGAAACGCTCTTGTTTGTGCAGGATGTGAACAAATATTTGAAGATAAATTAAGCGGGACAAAGACAGACCGACCGGGATTAAAACGCGCTTTAAAGCGCCTTCAAAAAGGTGACACGCTGGTTGTCTGGAAACTGGATCGCCTCGGGCGAAGCATGAAACATCTGATTTCTCTCGTCGGGGAACTACGGGAGCGAGGGATTAATTTTCGCAGTCTGACCGACAGCATAGACACATCTTCTCCAATGGGGCGTTTTTTCTTCCACGTGATGGGTGCCCTGGCTGAAATGGAACGTGAATTAATTGTTGAACGTACACTGGCCGGGCTGGCGGCAGCGCGCGCAAGGGGGCGCACAGGCGGACGTCGACCGAAGCTGACAAAAGAACAGCATGAGCAAATAGCAAGGCTAATCAAAAACGGGCACGACAGAAAACAACTGGCAATAATTTACGGCATTGGCACATCGACGATTTATCGTTATCACCCTGTAGGCGATATACAGACTGAAGAAACAACCGGGCAGACTCAGGAAAATGAAAACCGCTAATCTGACCATTAGCGGTTTTTTGTGTTAAATCAGAACAGCCCTTTAACTGAACTGGCCGCGCTGTTAAGAGATGATGTCACCTTATCTTTGAAGCCGGACAGCATATCACTGAACGATGAGGATTGCAGGCGCTCCCGCAAATCCTCATCACAGCGTTCAAGAGTCAGTGAAAATTCTATCTTTTTCGCCTTACCGTAGCGATCAAACTCGGAGCGGGTCGTATTCGTTTCAGTCAGGACATACATGCCGTAAATCTGCCCGACGCCATCAATCAAAGGCCAGGGTCGTCCTGTATACGCCTGCGTGGTCAGCAGCGACAGCGACACTTCGCCACCTGTAATTTCAGGATAAAGCACACCAGAAAGAACGATGCGATCATCACCTGCACCGATATACTGCCAGCTTGCTGAACGGTTAACGCGTTCATTTTTCACATGCCGCCAGCTTTTGTTTTGCTGTAACTGCTGATGCGGCAGCGTGCGCAGCTCAAAAACAAACATGCCGTAGATCATCATCATGGCCATGACTCCTCAATCTTTATCGTAAAAACTGCCACGCCCGGCACGGGCGCGCCGTTCCATTTCTGCCCTGACCATTTCACCGACCAGTTTCGCCAGTTCGCGGGGATTCTGCGTAACAACGTTATGCAGATGAACATGAATTTCACCACCAAATCCGGAGGCAACAGGCTCCCGGTTACGGGAAGTTACAGGAACTGATGCCACTGGAGATCGTATAGCCTCCGCCACCGGGCGGGAGCTGGCCGCAACAACAGGGACCAGCGCCGGAGGCAGCGGAGCCGGGACCACGGGTGTGATATTAATTGCGGGGGCAGGCTTACTGACCTGCGCAATCTTCCGCTCCTGCCACTCCCCACGAACAGCAAGTGCTCGGGGCAGGTTTTTAAAGACAATATCGCCGGGGCCAATGCGTTTTTTCGTCTCCTCAACCAGCTTACCTGTGTTATCAGCAATTTTGCTGAGTCTGCGCAGCGTACCGGTATTGCTGTCTGTGAGCGGTTTATTGTCTTTGGGGTTATCACCTCCGGAGCCATTGCCATTTTCCACAGGCTTCGGCGGATTGATTTTCGCCAGGTCCCCCTGAAGCAAGGCAACCTTGTCCTGAAGAATGGCCGCACGCTGTGCGTCTTCGATTTTCTTGCGCGCCCTTTCCGCTTCATCCGGAAGCACACCAAGCTTTTCAAGTATCCACGCCAGCGTATCCAGCAACATTTTTGCAGGTGTCAGAACAAGTTGTAACGCACCGCCAAGAACGTTACCGAATATCTCGCCAGCACTGGTACATTTATCCAGAGTTTCCTTGCTGGACTCCATCGGTGACAGCAGCGATTTAAACCAGTTAAACACCTGGCTGATCCCACTCCCGATTGCGTCAAAAACAGGACCAAACCGTTCAAAGGTTTCGCGCAACGGGGTCAGCCTTTCCATAATCCCGCTGAACACCCCGGCAAAAAATGCCCTGATGGGATCCCAGTATTTCCAGATAAGAACGGCAGCTCCGGCAAGCGCAGCCACGATAAGACCAACCGGACTGAACAACGCCCCGATAGCGCCTCCCAGTAAAGAAACGGAACCCGTCACCATTCCCCATAGTGCTGGCAGAACCCTGACAGCATTCATTGATCCGGTCAGGAGGGAAAAACCAAGACGCAGTTTTGCCAGCGGGCCAGCAAGCACACCAATAGCCAGCGACAACGAGCCAACCGTTGCAGTCATTGCCAGCAGTGCACCGCCTGCAATCAGTAGCTGGCGCGTCAGTGCGGGATGGGCCTGCGCCAGCGCCGTCACCTTTGATACCACACGCGTGAGCCACTGCGTGACAGAACGCAGCGGACCGTCAATCAGATCTGCAATGCGGATGCGCAACCCTTCCCATGCACTGCTGAGTGATTTCAGATCGCCGTCAAGGTTGTTGGCCATAACCTTTGCCGTGCGTTCAGCCTCACCGCGCGCGCCTTCAAGTTCTTTTCTCAGTTTGGGTAAGGAGCCGTCACCTGCCGCATCAACGAGGGCCATAAATGATGTGAAAGCCTCTTCTCCGGCAATGTCCTTAAAGAACGATACCCGGTCAACTTCCCCGTATTTGCGGGTAGCTTTATAAAGGTCAGCCAGCACATCCTCCATCGGGCGCATTTTGCCCCCGGCATCCGAGACAGACACGCCAAGCTCTTTCAGCGCCTCTGCTGCCGCCTTTGGCGGTGATGCCAGACGAGCCAGGCTGGCACGCATTGCCGTACCAGCATCACTCCCCCTGATACCCATATTCGCCAGTACGCCCGCCATCGCTGCGGCCTGCTCCAGCGATATTCCCAGCTTACCCGCCACCGGACCTGCATATTTCATGGTTTCACCCAGTGCGCGAAGGTCAGTGTTGGTACGGGTAAACGCTGCGGTGAGTGTGTCGCCGACCCGGTCCATCTGGTCAGCAGAAAGACCGAACTGCGTCAGAATATTTGAGCCAATATCCGCCGTCTCACCGAGGTCCATACCGCCAGCCGTTGCCATGCTCAGTACGCCAGGGAGCGCAGCCTGAATGGCCTGTGGTGTAAAGCCAGCCATTGCAAGAAATGCCTGTCCACTGGCGGCATCGCCTGCGGTGAACTGCGTTTCAGAGCCAAGTTTTAACGCCTGCTCACGCAGCGCCTTAAACTGCGGGCTGTTCTGGTCGATTCGCGTCAGTGCCTGAACGCGGGACATCTCTTTGCCGAACCCGATCGCAGGCTGCAAAAAACGCCCGGCAGCATAGCCGCCCGCCGCTGCCGCACCAATTGCCAGCGCACCACCTGTTTTCAGTTTTCCCGCTGTTTCCTGCGCGCGCGAATACCGCTCACGCGCTCGTGTTACACGCGCAAGCGCCTGCCGTTCGCGTTCAAGCTGGTTGTTGTACTGTTCGGTGCGTCTGATGGCCTGCTGGATGGTGTTATCGCTGCCTGTCAGGGAAATGCCGTGGCGTTTCAGCTCTCCGCCAAGCTCCCGCATTTTCTGAATTTCCCGTGTGCGCGATTCATTCAGGCGTTCAAGCCGGGTGCTTAACTGCTGCATCAGCTTTTGTTGTTTTTCGCTGAGCACTGTACCCGTGCGTTGTAACTGATTAAGGGCGTTAAGCTGGCGTCGTGCTTTCACGATGCCCGCATCCGCTTTACTGACAGCGTCACGGGCGCGCTCAAATGATCGCGCCTGACGCTCGAGATTTTTGATCGCCCCCTGCGTTCGCTGGATGGAGTCACCAAACTGCCCCATCAGGCGGCGGGCGTTTTCGGCAGGCCGGGTCAGCCTGTCAACGGCGCTGAAAGCGACCCGGATATCAAGAGTCTTCATTGTCTGCATTCCCGCTACGAAGTGCCGCCCGCTCACGCCAGCTAACCACTTCGCCGGGCGTCATCATGAAGATTTCGGCGGGCGACCAGTTAAAAATGGCGGCAATATCCGCCACCAGATCTTCGATGTGCTCAAAGCACACCAGGGTGATTACGCTGCCGTCTCCTGCACGCTCTTCGCGCCAGAGTCTGGCTCGCTCATAAAATTTACAGCCACAGCGCACAACTGAATAAAATCGCGTGACGACATTTTTTTAATCATCACTTCATCCAGTCGTGGCGAGGTCACGCGAGGCAACAGCGTAAACATGGTATCCGCTTTCAGATTCAGCACATCAGACAGCGACAGACCACGCAGGGATCCAGCCTGCTCAATAGCCCCGGTGATCTCCACATACGTGATTTTTTCGCCACCACGCTCAATTGGTCGGGTCAGTTTTACGCCACGTTCGACAGCCATATCCTCACCTGCCGTCACATCATCCGCCACGGTGTTATTCCGGGTTTCAGTATCGATGTCTTTCATCAGTTGTCTCCTTTTCAGTCAGAGGCGACGCACTGCGCCGCCTGCATATTACTTATCAGCCAAGCCCAAGCGCGGAACGGATACGGTCAGGCACAATGTCCTTGCCGTCCTTCCGGTAGATGTGGTTCAACAGGTCGATTTCCCACAGCGGGCGATCGTTAACGCTCAGCTTGTAGTAGGTGTTTTTGACAGCGTAAGTGTGTGATGTGGCTTCGCCCTGTTTGGCTTCCCCCATATCAATTTCCGTCACACGCCCGCGCATCTCGATTTCATACAGATCGCTTTCTGCATCGGTGTAGTATTCACCCGCAAAACGCAGCAGCGTGCCGTCAATCGTGCCGCCATATTTAAGGAACAGCGCACGAACAGCTCCCCCCATGACAAAACTCGCATCAAGCGCGGAGTCGTCCAGACCGAGATCAATACTTACCGCCCCCATCATGCCACCACCACGATAGCTGTCGGTTTTGCGCGTCAGTTTGGGCGGCGTGACGGATGTCACTTTGCCCACTTCGTTTTCACCATCCACAAACAACGTAAAAAAGCGAAGATGTTTTGGTACAGCCATCAGGCACCTCCCAGCACCGCAAATGCGGGACCAAAGAATTCATCAGTAAACGTCTGGTAAAGCTCCATGTCTTCCAGTGGCGGAACGGGCGTATATTTGTAGCGAATACGCACACGCCCCTGACGTAAATTCGTGGTGCCGTTATCCACCACGTCATACCAGCACTCCGCACCAATCAGTTTCCCGGCAGTAACCAGCGAATCCAGTTTTGCCCTGATGGCACTGATAACATCCTTCACATTCGCAGGCGTCAGTGGACTGTCGATGGTTTCAAACTGCGCTTCCGCAATTGAATCAGCCAGCACCTGTGCGGTTCGGGTATACACCTCAAAGATGTAGGCGTTCGTTTCCGGTGTGCGGTTGCCCCAGAAGCGGAACCCGTTGCGACGAATAATGGTCGTGATTTCTTTGTTGTTGAGGCTGTTGGCATCGCTGTCTTCGGCCTGCAACGACCAGAACACATGCCTCGACATCCCCAGCACATTTTTAACCGGAACGTTGGACAATGATTTGTGCCAGCCCTGCTCATGGTCAATGTACGCACGAAGGCCGCACGCATAGGCAGGCGCGGGGAACGTTTCGTTTTTGCCACTTTTCGGGTTGTAGGCGATGAAGTCCGGCCATAAGAGCATCACCTCACGTTCGTTGAATTTCTGGCGGTAGGTAATCGCCTCAGCCATCGTGTTACAGCCGTAACATGAGGCATACACAAACGCGCGCAGTTTACCTGCAATCACGCACAGGGATTTTGTTACAGCCTCCGTGTCCAGCTCCGGCGCGGCCAGAATACGCGGACGGTATCCGATGCTTTCATCCTGCTCTGCAACAAGCAGCGCATACATCCCCGTATAGCTGCCGTCATCCTCAGAACCACCGATAACCAGTTGATCCTGCGTCTTTCCGTCTTCTTCTTTGTGTTCAGCCACGCGAACGACGATCACCTTTGTGCTCACCTGGTCTGCGATGGCCTTAAGTGCACGATAAAGCGTCCCCGTTGTCCCGCATTTTCCCAGCACGTCATTGACGCGGGTCAGCAGTGTGGGCTTGTTCAGCGGGAACAGCTTCGCGTCCGCATCATCCGCCGTTGCCACGATACCGATAACGCTGGAATCAACATCGTTAATCGCTGTTACCAGGTCGGTATTTTCCGTAACACGGGCACCATGAAAACGAGTTTCACTCATAGCTTCAGCCCCTTGTATCCGTTAAATGATTCGGCAACAATCATCACCCACCACGCGCGTAATCTCACCCCTGCGCCGTTCTCCCGACCCGGCGACAACAAAAAGCAGTAACCCCCTCCGCACGCACATGCGACCATGCCGCACAGGGAGGGAACAGATGACCGACACCACCATGCAATTGCTCAGTCAGGGCACAGACCCCGTGAAAATGCCGGATTTTGATATTCTCGCGGAGGGTAAAACGCTGTCAGGCGTGGCAGAGCGCCTGATGAGCCTGTCACTGACCGACAACCGGGGATTTGAGGCGGACCAGCTCACCATCACGCTGGATGATGCGGATGGTCAGTTGCAGCTACCGCCACGGGGCGCGCGCCTGACGGTTCTCATTGGCTGGAAAGGAGAACCGCTGACAGAAAAAGGCACTTACATTGTTGATGAAATCGCTCACGAAGGACCGCCGGACAGGCTGACTGTTTCAGCCAGAAGCGCAGATTTTCGGGATGAATTTAACGTTAAACGTGAGGTGTCCTGGCATGATGTGACCGTTGAGCGTGTGGTATCCGCCATCGCTCATCGGTACGGTCTGAAACCGCAAATCAGCGAAATGCTGATGGATATCGAAATCGACCACGCCGACCAGACCGAAGAAAGCGACATGTCCTTTCTTACGCGCATGGCGGAAATGCTGGGCGCAATCACCACGGTAAAAAGCGGTAATCTGTTATTCATCATGCCAGGCGGTGGCGTGAACGCGCAGGGAAAACCATTGCCATCGTTTGCCATCACACGCAGCAGCGGCGATCGCCATCAGTTTCGCATTGCTGACCGCGAGGCGTATACGGGTGTACGCGCCTACTGGCTTGATCTTAATTACGGGAAAAAGAAAAAAGTCAGCGTGAAACGCCGCAAACCGAAAAAGGAGAAAAGCAGCAGCCGGGAAGGCGACTATATGGAAGGCGCGGAAGGCAACGTGTTTGTGTTACGCAAGACTTATCAGAACGAGCAGGCAGCAAGACGCGCAGCGGCGGCAAAGTGGCAACAGCTACAACGCGGAGCCGCATCATTCTCCATCACGCTGGCACGTGGTCGCGCTGAACTCTACCCCGAAATGCATGGCACGGTGGCAGGCTTTAAAAGCGACATCGACAATCAGGACTGGATTATTGCAAAAGTTGAGCATTCTATTGATAACAGTGGCTTTACCACACAGCTTGAGCTTGAAGCAAAAATCCCGGAATGGATAGCAGAAACAGAGTGAGCAACTTAGATGTATTAGTTCAGGCATGCACTGACACGATTATGACACAACCCTATCAGACTGACCGCTCTGCACCAGAATGCCCTACATTCATTATTGTAAAAGCAGCTCCCCCCTCTTCAGAGGGACAATCAACATATAGGTATCACCAATGTAAAATGTTGCTGTTTTTAAGATACTTTTAGTATAATTACGCATGAAATAACAATTGAGGTCTTTTGATAATGTTAATTGATTTGATTCGCGATAGTGTAGCCCTTAGACATGATGATAATATTGAATTATATAATGAAAGTGATGGCTCGACTTTAAATAAAAAAATAATACAAAGTTTCATAGATAAAGAAGACAAAGATGAATCACCTGTAATTCAGTATTATTTGAATTTTGATGATTCAGGATTTTCTCCATCACTCACAATGAGTATAGTTAATCGCCCAGTAGCAAATAACATGATGGAGCTAGTTAAGATAGTTAATGACACATCAATTAAATTCAATAAAACAAATGTAAAGTTTCAGATAATAGACAAAAAACCAATAATTGTTACAACTACATCCTTTTTCTTCTTTGATGACATTGAAAGCCTTCTATTCGAAGATTATTTTGGTTATTCAAAATACGATGGAAAAAATGATGATTCAAAAAAAGCATCAATTAGACTGTCCTCTATTTTGGGAAGCATGATAATTGCCCTCCTGGAAGCCAGTATGTTTATAGATGAAAGTTCTATAAAGATGATAGATAAACAAAACGCGGAGGAGAAGGGGCATGTCAAAAACTAATGACACAATTCCCGCAATCCAGGAGGCTAACCACGATGTCCGTAGATTGGCATACGGTTTTCTGGCTTCAATTATTGCCAGCATTATACTCACCCTGCCTTTTTCTGAGCGGGTGAAGGATATAATAGGAATAGAAAACTATAGTAAGTCGACTGTATTTATATCTTTATTTCTTCCTCTTATGGTTAATTGGTTTTACAACAAAATCGCCATCAGGAAATATAAAAAGCTTGAGAGAATGCTACAAGAAAAAATAAAAGATGAGTTTACATTGGATGACATAGAAAATTTATCACCAACCGATAAAGAATTAGTAAAACAAAGTTTTGACAGGAAAAACCATTATCTGAAAACTCTAAAAACAATCAAAAAGAACCAAGAGAGTATTTAGTTTCCCTAATACCACGGTGAGTGACTAATATCCAAAATAATTAAATATAATTAGTTACTCACCTAGGTATTTTATACCATCCAGTTTATATCTTACCTATGGTTAAATATTCATCTTCTGTAATGGCTAACTGCATATTATGGCAGCAAACGCAACTATTTTAATTATTAGTATATATTTATGTTAATAAATTTATACAAGTTGAGATTCTTACGAGATCGAGTTATGAGCATAGAAGAACTTTTAATCAAAGATTCAGTCAGCTAGAATCTGCATAGTGCAACTAAAAATAACGGAAGCATCACGTTAAATGGAGGGGTAGCAATGTTCCGTTGTCCGCTTTGTGGCGCATCTGCCCGTATCCGCACAAGTCGTCCGGAAAATGATTCAAACACCGTCCGGCAAAAGTATTACCAATGTAACAACCTAGAATGCGGCGTATGCTTCTCAACACTGGAAGCTTTCCATAAATTCACATCGAAACACGCCTCCGGCGTTCACTCTTCAGATGGTATCCCGTGGCATGAGCTGCCAGCTTCACACAGGGGAAACAATCAGATGAGTTTACCTTTACCTCAGAATTAACAGGCAGAATTGCCGGAGCAACAAAAAAGCGATAGATTACGCGCGGGTGCCTTTCGGCTGATGGTCGGAGGGAATACCCGAAGGCCAGATGTGGAAAGGCCCCGGAAAACATCTCTGTTTAACCGAGGCCCTAACCGCATTACCTTGACAAGTGAAAGGTTAGCGCCTCTCCGGAAAAGGAGCAAGTGCTATGTCGCAAAAATCGCTTACGGCCATCACGTTCTGCGTGACGGCAATCCTCATCATCTGGATGCTGCACGGTTCGCTGTGCGAAATACGGATGAGCTTCTGGGGAGCGGAGTTTGCGGCGTTCTTACAGTGTAAGCAGTAA